GGATCATAATATATAATTGTTTATATCGGATTCTACATTGTATTCTTCTGCTAAACCTAAATAGCTTAATCTATTGTAATAATTCATATATAGTTCGTGGTTATTATAGCCTGTTAGTTTCTCTAATTCTAAGTCAGTAAGAGCTTCTTTAAATACCATTACACTTTTTACATTTCCGTAGAAATTAGAACTACCTGCAAAATCAAAATCTAATTGATTTAAGCCACTCGGTACTGTACCTGATGTGTCTGTTCCAATCTCTCTACCATTTGCAAATATTTTAAAATCGTTAGCCTTGTATTGAAAAGCTATTTTGTTATGCTCTAAAAGATTTGTAAATAATATTAAACTATTAACTGTTACTGAGCCACCATCTCTTACAAGAAACTGTATTTGATTATCTACCTGTCTATACCTGTACTCAATAACATTATTTTGTGTACCGTCATTTAAAGTAATTACTCTAAAAGTACCATCATTAGCTAATATCTTTAATTCTGTATAAAGCACTCCCTCTGTAGAGTTTATTAAGTCGCTGTTTCCTGCATTAGTAGCTGCATCTGCACTACGAGTAACTGCACTTCCTGAAGTGTGTATTAGAGATGTTGCATAGCTTCCTTGTTCAAGTTGTGCTCCATAGATATATAAATTATCATTTGCCCCAACATATGCTCCAAGTTCTTTCATATACAAGTAAATATAAACACTTGTATCCCCTGATGTGCCTGTAATTGAGCAACGATACCATTCGTTACCCATATCCTGAATACTATGGTTTTTTCCTGCACCTCCTGAAATAGTTCCGTTTTTTAAATTAACCGATGCATTTGCTATTGTACCACCTGAAAACAAATTTAAAGATACAGTAGTCATTGTTCCTTTTTTTAAGAAAATTGAATAAGTATAATCTACACCATTAGTGCACCCTGTTATTTGTCTAATAAACCTATGATTTCCGTTAGTAGCATTATCAATCATTTCATAGGCATTGTCTAATCCTTGTGGACTTGTTAAGGCATTAGCATTTGTCGTTACATTAGTAAACGTATATCCACTATTAAAATTTTCTGATTCAGGATTAACATTTGTCCTCTGAGGCTCAAGCAAGATACTCGGCTCTCCGTTTGTGTAATCTATTCTTGGTATGTCTAATCTGTCTGTTGTTTTTAGATATTCTTTTGGTTGGTCGCCTTTTACTAATTGTGTGCCATAAACAAATAAAGATTGTGTAGGTACACTATCCGAGCTTGTAAACCTAAACTGAAAACCTCTGTCAGTTGTAGATAAATTATTAGCGATAGTAAAAGTATATCTTTTCCATTGATTAGTTATAGTTACTGTTCCTATATCATTTCCTGTGCTTGATGTATTTCTACAAGCCACCTTAACTATTTCTCCACCTACAACACCTTTCATCCAAACACTTAAAGTGTTATTCATATTAGCACCAACTGTTGCGTTTCTTGTAACTAAAATTCCGTTACTGCCTGTACCTGCTGTAAAGTCAAATAATACAGCTTTATTATCGTAAAAAGGAGATTGTTGATTAGGAGTTCTTACTATTGATGCACCACCATAAGCAAATATTGTCCAATCTTCTTGTTCTTCACTTTTATCTACTAAATTATAAGGCACATCTTCTATAAGATAATCTTCGTTGACTCTTGTTCCTGTTGAGTTTCTGTCAAAGTCAAAGTCGGCATCTGTTATTTCTTTTACGCTTACATTGTCTATTGAGCCTGTGAAAAAACTTGTTGCATCTATTTGAATTTTTGGTGTGCCTGTAAACTCTATATCTTCAACATAGACTCCATTGGAATTTCTTACAGTGCCTAATCCACTTCCCAACTCTACTCTTACATCTCCTGATGAATAATCTAAAACTTCAAATGAAACACGATATTTTCTATTACTAATTAATGAAATAGATTGTTCTGCTTCCCTTGTAGTACCTGTGAAATTTAATTTACCATTAGATATATTAACCCCTGAGCCTGTAAATGTCCAATCAGAATCAGTATCAAACGTACCATTAGTAACAAGCTCTGAGCCTAAAGCATAAGCAGGTTTTATAGAATATAAGTAGTCCTCAGCATAAGCTGTAGGTGTGGTTATTATGGATGCTTTCTTTAATAAACTCATATCTTAATCTTCTAAGTTTTCTAATAGTTGTATGGTCATTGTGTTGTTCTCGTATATTTGCACTCTCCTGTTTAAATCAGAAGTGTGGTACTCTATTTGATAAACATCTGCCCAATCAATCGTTGAGGTTGCGTTCCCCCAATAACTCTCGCTGTATGCTTTTCCCCAATCTATTGTATTCGCCATCTTTTTCTTGTCGTTTTAAATATTGTTTTAGTTTCTCAACATTAATCTTTTTCGGTTTGTACATGCTCATAATTACAACACCCAGCTATGAAAATTAACATCCTTGTCAGGGTACATATCTTCATTAGAGTTAGAATTATATTCTGGATATAATGTCGAGTTATAAGTCATGTAATCAATAAACCTTCTAGTATAAAACTCTGCTGTTTCTGAAACCTTGTTTATCAGCATTGCAACCTCTTCTTGTGTTACAGAATCAGAGTTCTCACTTCTATGTTTAAATACTCCACCGTTACCTATTTGATACATAGCAAACGGAAGATAATTACTTTGTGTAAACCATATTAACATTGGCTTTATATAAGTTGTTAATAATGATTTGTAATGTGCGTTAGCAGGATTGTTTATATCGTTACCTGTTGTGATTAGTGTTTGTAATTTGTTGTATAAATCTGTTCCTAAATAGTTTTGTATGTGCGTATCTTGTGCTACCTCAATAAACTGAATTACCTTGTCAGCATCTAAGTTCCCATCTATTATGGATTTTCTCTTTAAGTCTATTACTGTTATAAATAATGCTTTTGCCATAATCTTAACTATTTGGATAAGCTCCTGAGTTCGGCATATCTGTTGGTCTAACAGATACCTCTGAAGGATTATTAGGTTCTACAAATCCATCCTTTGTTGCTTGATTAACACTAATCTCTGCATCATCAGATACTTTCTTTTTATATACTCTTAACTCCCAGTAATGCTTACAGTTTTTACCACCCTTGTATTTAAACAGAGAATAGTTTCTACCTTTGTGTCCAAGCTTCTTGTTTACTCCTCTAAAACTCATTAGTCCAATATCTTCTTTTCTAAATACAATATTGTCCTGAGTATATAACTCCATTCTCTTACAAAATTCTCTACTATTAGGAGACTTTCTTACAGGCATATAAGCATATCTTACTTTGTATATTCCTCTGTCTTGTTTAGACTTCTTGTTAGGAGCAGACTTAATACCTGCTAAATTATCCAAATTAAAGCCCTTTTCCGAGTCTTTTACCTCTTCGGAATGTATAAGCTCCCAATCGTCAGAGATACGCTCTCCTAGAGCTTCTAATTGCTCCAAAAGGTCATCTCCTTCTTCATCACTAAAATCTGTTACTTCCTGTGAGCTTAATTTCTCTCCTGTTTCTTCTTCTCTCTTAACTCTTGTAGAGATATTATCTAGCTCTGTAAACTCAATCGGTTGTAGAGTTACAAAGTATAAGTTCAAGTATATCTTGTTAAAGTTAAGTATGTCGTTAATACCTTCTATAAGACCTTCTTGGAACGGTCTAATAACAATATTGTCCATCAATATAGAAGCAGTTCTTAACTCTTCTGCGTTATTCCCAAACCCTGTATTGTCTTTTATCCCCAAAAGAATAGGAGATACAATACCGTGTCCTAACATAATCTTCTCTCTGCTCTCATCAGATAAGAACTGATATTGCGCATGAGCATCTGGTAAGTGAATAGGCTCTAGGTCTGCTTTAGTTTCTATAGATTCGTTAAATGCTAAAATAAATTTACCTGCATTAGAACTGCCACTAAATTTATCATATATTTTTCTTTCAATAATCTCTTGAGTTTCCTCATTTGGAATCCCATTGTTAAAGTTTATTAGTAAGCTAGGTTGTAATCCTTGCTTTATGTTACTGATGTGATAATTGCTTACTTCTTCTTCTAAAGAACAATATTGTAAACATCCATGATAATCAACAGGAGCATAATAATAAAAGCCACTTCTGTAAGGCTTGAATATATATAGCTCTGATTTTTCACTCTTTGCACCATTCCCAAATGTAGGGATTCTCTTAGGTGTATCGCTTGGCTTTATCTCAGCCCACTTAGGGTGATAGTAATAAGCTCTAATAACTCCTTTTGCATCACACTTCTCTGCTCGTAAACACTCCATAGGAAAGTGTAGTACCTTTATTATTTTGGTTTTAGACTTGTTGTATACTACTTGCATAGCTGCTTGACCTAACATCTTGTAATCGTTAGATACTCTCTTTACATCTTTAGGTCTAATCAACACCTTAAACTTAGCATACATTTCAGGAAACTCTGCACTATCTGTAGCCTCTAATCCTCTACCATACACCATATCAACAATACCGTTGATACATCTACTGTTAGTAGGAGAGCCTAAATACCTTTCAATAAGTATGTCGAAGTAGTCGTTGTTTTCTCCATAAGAAATCCACTTCTTATTGTAAACTTCTTTTACCTCTGGTATCTCGTAACCAGATAAGTTTACTACTCTTATTGAATTATTTTTTTCTTTATTAATCATTTAATATAATATATTCGTTATCGCTAGAAGAACCAGTAAAAGGCTCGTATTCACCTGCATCAATAGAATGAATAGCAGTATTGTTATAAGGCACATCATTGTCTTCTAATACTAAAAGTCTATCTCTATAAAAAAGCTTTCCAGTAGTATTGTTTTTTATCTCCATAAAGTAATTAAAGTTCTTTCTAAACGTATTTACTGTTGCTGTTACTTGCAGAGCTAAATAGTTAGGATATTTATTACTTACTAAATTTAAAAAACTAGCACCATTATTGGTTTCTTCTTCCACAAACTTAACAGTCAGAACATTAGCATCAAGAGTAATAGTTCCATCCTCTTGAGTAGTATATTCTACAACACCATCTCTAGGTATTATGTTAAATGTCTGTGTCTCTGCTGCATTAATAACTATCATAATATGATAACGTAAAAACTATTTTTTGTTTTATAATAAAAAAGGGTAGACCGAAATCTACCCTTTTAATTGAATAATAATAAAGGAAGTATTATTCGTTACTCATATTTGAAGTCTGTACGTCAAATCCAGCACTAACGCCTTCTCCAACTAAAGTACTTAGAACAAATAGAGATGGAAGGACTTCTTTTCCTTCGAAAGAAATTGTATAACCATATAAATCTCCCATTGCACCACCAGTAGATGTATTCACAGATACCTCTACTCCGTTTTGTGCGCCAGCAATCCTAAATTTACCATTGTAATCTTCAATGATAATATGAGGTCTACCGTAAGATAATAACTTTAATTGCATCATAGTCTCAGCATTCTGAGCCTTAATCACAAAACTTCCTGATTGTGTCCAGAAAGATGTTCCGTTATCTCTTGAATTTTCATTAGTTTCTTCAAACGTATTGTTATCTCCTCTTACTTCAAATTTGTACACATCTACTCCAGCAGTTAACGTATCTACTTGACCGTTAAATGCAGAACCTGATGGTGCTACAGAAGCAGAGTCAGCCATACCAGCATACATAGCAGAAGTGTAGTTTCCAATGTATAAGTTTTTAATACCACCTACGGATTCTTTACACGCCTCTAATCTCCCTTTTGATATATCACAAGCCATAATTTAATTGTTTTTATTAAAAAAGGGTAGGTAGAATTTCCACCTACCCCTCTTTGTTGTTAATACTTATCTAACTATTATGTATAGTAAACGATTTCTGAACCTAATCCGTACTGTACACCAGCAGTATATCTCATAACGATTCTTACGTTTTGAGAACCATCTAGGTCTGCCATGTCAATTACTTTTACTTCATTGTGGTCTGATAATAAACCAGTACCGAAGTATAAGTTTGATTTTTGAGCTGCCATTGCATCATTATCAGGTAATCCGTTAGCTACGAATAATTTAACACCATCAAAAGATAATGAACCATTATTCCACCATTGTGTACCCATATTGTTTGTACCTGCAGCACCTAATCCAGAAGCTCCAAATCCACCTAAAGCTCTTACATAAGCTCTAGCAATGTTTTGAGATACATAGATGTATAAATCTTCTTTTCCATAGATAGTAGAAGGAATAGCATCTACAATCTTACCAAGCTCAGCGATTACGTTTGCAGCAGTTACAGTTGTTCCTGTTACGTCAACTACGTCTGAATCAGCAGCAGCTAATACTGTGAATCCGTCAAACTCACCAGCAGTAGCGTTAGCACCTTGCCAGATTGCGTGTTCGTTTTTCTCAGCTACTTTAGCGATTACATGAGCTAATAAGAAATCTTGGAAATTCTTAGGTAATGTGTCAAATGCAGAATATCCCATAGAGACAGCTTCCCAATCTGAGACGAAGTCTTTCTTACATAACTGTAAGTTTACTTGGAATTCTTCTGGCTGAATAATTCTTTCTGTTAATGTAACAGAAGAAGTAGCAGCGAAATCACAAGAAGCGTTAGCAACTAGGTCTCCAGTAGCTAATTTCTTAATGACTTCCTTAAATTTAATGTTTGGTTTTACTTCGATTCCACCATTATCAATAGTAGAAGAAGAAAGAAGAGCTGCAGCGATATACTTGCCAGCAAATTCTCCTGCGTAAGTACTTGTTATACTTGTTGTTGTTGCCATAATTAATTAATTAATTGTTAAATAATTTGTTAAATACTCTTTGTTGTGTCGTCATAGGACGGTTTTGAGAATATAAATTCATTGGTTTTGAATCTACCTCTGCTTCAGGTGAATGTGAGATTGCTTCAGCTTCCTCAGAAAGTTCAACTTTGTCTGAGCTTAATTCTGCAGGTGCATCAGAAGCTTCCTCCTGACCCATTCCATCCATCATTTGCTCATACATAGCTTTAAATTCAGCTACTACTTTGTTTAATTCTTCTTTTGTAGCATAAATTTCTTCTGGTGCTTCTTCAATTACTTCTTCTTCAACTTCTTCTTCAGCCAATTCTTCCGTAGAACCTTCTTCTACTGTTTCTTCTTGAGCAAGTTCTACCTGCTCTTCAGTAACTTCCTCTTTAACTTCAGCAGAAAGCTCCTCTTGTACAGGAGTCTCTTCTTCAGTCTCAGCAGAAAGTAATACATCTTTGAACTTTTTAATAATTTCTGTTGCTTTCATAAATAATTATTTAATTTGATAACGATTAATAAAATATCTGTTTCATTTTCAAGGTTACGGAGTTGTGCCTTGTCCTGTTAAAGCTCCGATACCTTGTGCTTGTAAACTTCCATCACAGCATTTACTACTGTAAGTTCCGTTCTTGCATAAACAGCCTCTCTTTTTGCCTGTTGGACTTGTTCTACTTGGTGTTTTTTTCATCTACCTTGTCCTTTATATTTCTTTTTATATCCCTTTTGTCCTACACTTGCATTCTTGCTATGAGGATGAGACTTTCTCTTGTTCTTTCTATATGTGCTTACTACTTTTCTAGGCATTACTTTTTGTCAGGTACACAGTTAGGAACTAATCTTCCGTTCTTCTTCTTCATTCCGTATTGTGTATATCCTTCTTGACAAGGGTCTTCTTGTAATAAATGCTCTTGACAAGGCATAAACCATATCTTGCCTTCTACTTCATGCTCGTGAGAACCTTCACATCCTAAGTCTGCTGCTTTTTCTTCAGCCATCTCTTTAGTAGCAAAAGCCAATCTGTTATCAATAATTATATAATCATCATTAACAGGAACAAATTCTTTAGCTAGTTTCTTTTTATCTATTTGCTTTAGTTTATTTATAGCCCAGTTAACACCAGCACTACCACCCCAAGCATCCCACATAATACCACCACATCCTTCTGAATACGGTACATCTTTGTTTTGTTGGTGTCTCTTAAAGCTTGCCATTCTAGCTATTGTTGAACGAGAGATACTAGCACCTGATGCTAATTGTGAAGCTCTTCTCCATCCTACTGGTGTTCCACAACTACTACCGTTTTCTTCTTTATACTTTAATGCTCTCTTTGCATTATTTCTAGCTCCTTTAGGATAGTCATTATAGCTTTCTAATTCTACATCTAGTTGTGAAAGCACAATATCTTCTAATTCAAATAGCTTAGCTAATGCTTCAAACTCTTCAGAGTCTATCTCTTCTTTTACGCTTTCTCTTGGTCTTTCATCAAGCTTGTCTGTAAAAAACCCCTCAATACTAAAACCTTTTACCTTGCCTTCTTTTACAAACTCTTGCCATATCTGGTCGTTGTTTACCTTAACAGATACCATCCAAGTTCCTACAGGTAAATTAAGATTGTACTTAGCAGACTTGTCTTTCTTCTCATCTTCTATAATCCAGCTTTCTACTACGCTTAATCCTTTTAACTCTACATCATGTTCTAGTGTTGAGTTGTTTTGTTTACCCTTTGTTAGAAACAGCTCAGATGCTCTCCTAACAGTATCTTTAGAGAAATAGATAAAGTATTCTTTATCTCCACTTTGTCTAAATATCTTTTTGTCAGGTATTAATGCAGCACCCATTAAGATTCTTTTCTCAGAATCTACCTCTGCTAACTGTATTGTTTGTTCTTTAAGAGCAATGAAGTCTTCTTCTATTGCTGGATATTCTACTATAGAAATTGCTTCTATACCAGAAAAATCATTTTCTTCGTCTATAAATAGTTCTATAATATCTTGTTCCATACTTTGATAACGATTTTTATATTATTTGTTTTATATTAATCACCAAGTGATGCTCCTGTTTGTATTTGTAAATCTAGTTCTTGTTGTGATGTAATCTCATTACTTACTACATAAGCTTGTATTGGTTCTTGGAACTGACCTCCTACTGCTTCTGCTAATTGGTTTGTTCCTGTGCTTCCTACTAAATTAAAGTCAAAGGTTCTACCTCCACCACCACCTGCGCCTCCTCCAGCGCTTCCACCACCAGAAGGTGCTGTCCTAGATGTTAAAGTAGTTGCTAGTATGTTTGCTATTGCTATTCCTGCACCAATATTGTTTTTAGCTATTCTTTTAGCTGCGCCTGCTTGAGCAGCACCTGCAGCAAGCTTAAAAGTTGCTGACCTTTCAGGGCTTAGTAATGCAGTTGCAGCAGCAGAAGCATTGTAAAAACCAACTTCTGTTTGACTTGCAGATAATATTTTTTGATTTGCTGCTTGAGCTTCTACAACAACTCCAGCTATAGCAGCTCCTTTTTCTAATACTAATGCAACTTTAGCTAATCCTTCGTTTTCTTTACCAATAGTTTTAAATACGTTTCCAATTCCTGATACAAAGTTTGCATATTCTAATTGTGCCTTCATCTTCATGTCTATAATCATCAGTTCGTGTTCTAGCTCTTCATCTTGCAATTCTATTCGCATCATAGCTAAGTTTTTTTCAGCTTCAGTCCTTTCAAATTCACTCCCCTTAAATAGCTTTAACCTTTTCTCCTCATGAGATATTTCTGCTTTCAGCGTGTTATTAGCAGCTGTAGAAGCCATAATCATAGAGATGTCAGTATATTTGCTGGTTAAGTCCAGTCTTTTATCCTGCAAGTCAAAATCGAGCTGTATTAGCTTTTCATCTTGCTCTTCCTCTAGCTTTAATGTTTCTACAGAATGAGTTAAGTTTAATTGTCTAAGGGCTGTTAAATGGTCTACCCTTGCTTTTTCTATTGATTTTTCGTATTTTTCTTTAGCCAAAGCCTTTTGTTTATCACTAGCGTTAGAATCCATAAAGTCTTGGTATCTAAGCAGTTCTTTTTGCATAAAAGCTTTTTTTCGCAACTCTAAATCTTCTACCTCAAACCTTTGTCTTATCTTTAATTTGTTTGCTTCAACCCTTTCAACACCTAACTCTTCTCTTTTTTCAAACCCCGAAATAATCTTAGTTAAGTCAAGATATTTTTGTTTAAAATACTTAGTGTTACCCCCACTTTTCTCCTCTTCTATATTTGCATCTTTAAGCAACTTTAAATATTCATCTAGAACCTTGTTGTATTCTTTTTCCACAACCATCAAATCACCTGTTGTTTCAGCTATATCATCAAAAATAGTTTTTCTCATACCCATAAAATTCATGTTCATAAGAGCAAATTGAATAAAATTAGCCTCTCTAACTTTATTAAGTTGTTCATCTTGTTCAGCTTGTAACAAACTCTTTTTATTAAAAGATTCTTTAAGCTCATTTCTTTTTAAATCTATTTCAAACTCCAACTCCTTTACCCTCAAGAACTCTTCAGTTATTTCTTTTAGCCTTTCAGTATTGTCAGCTGCTTCTTTTAGTTTATCATTGAAATCCTTGTCTAACAAAGCAAGTCCTTTAACAATAGCACCTCTTTGCTCTAAAGTAACATTAGCTCTTGATAAAGCGTCTTTGTATATCTTTAGCATTTTTATCTCACCCTTTAAACTATTTTCAAGCTCGTCTGTAGCTTTTTTTGCTTTTTCTGTTTCCATAGAAAATCTTTCAAAAGCAGCAATAACAACATTAATAGCTAATATGATTCCTAGAGGACCCATAAATGCTTTACCAATATCTTTTAACCCTGCTGTAAAACCCCCTGCTTTTTCTGCAGTAAATACAAAGTTATTTGCTAGCTGAGAAAGGTTGTTTGCAACACCTCTAATTCCGTAGTTAAAATCGGAAACTACTCTACCTGCTTCTAAAACAGTAGCAGATGCAGAACCTGTAGCATTCCTAGCATTGTTAGCTCCTGTTGCTAATGCGTCAAATCCTTGTGATGCTTTAGCACTAAAGTCTTGCGCTGCTTGTCCAGCCTCTACAAATCCTTTAGTTATACCATCTATCTTTATTTTAGAATCTTTGGTATTTAATTGTATAGTAATTGTTTTTACTACTTGTGAATTAGTTGCCATTATCTATTTCGTTTTATTGCGTTTTTAAATTCTTTCCAATTAGTAGGAGCTAAATATTTACCTTTGGCTATCTTTATATCTTCATCATCTATATGCCAATCTGCTGCTCCTAATAAATCTATTATATCTCTTATCATACTACTTCATTCATTAATTCTAGGTCTGCTTTACCTGTATTAATATTCATCTTTATTTTGTTTATCTTATATTTCTTAGCAGAAATAATAAGTCTGTCGTTTAGCTTAAGCTTATTAACTATCTTAGCTGGTAATACTACTTTAAACTTAGACAATCTAGCTTTTTCGCTATATATACCTGTTACATAATTAAAGTAAAAGTTAGCAAATAGACTTTCATTGTTTGGTAGGTTAGTGTCTGCAAAATATTCGTCTTGCTCTTCACCAAAATGTATGCTTTGTAGATTAGCAGTAGGTGTTGTTGTACCAGAAAGGATGTGAGTTCTTGTGTTTGCAGGTCTTATGTATTTGTCTATAGTAGTTCCATCCTCTAACTCCATCTCATAGGCAGAAGTTGTAGCGTGTTTATGACAATAAACAAGTAAGGGTTTACCTAAAACAGGGTTCTCATCTTCACTAACCATCCAACCCCATTGTGTATTTGTAAGCTGTTGCGTTCCTGATTGATTAGTCATTCTCTCATACATCATGTGTTCAAACCCTAACTCAACATCATACTTACCTCCATCAAATGCTAAAGGACTATCTATTTCATCACTACGGTTATCTAACCTTTCATTACCAAACTCATCATTTGTTATCTCATTGCTATGTATTATTGCGAAAGTAGAAGGGTCGCTATATTTAAAATTGATTTCGGAATATATGTTTGCTTTACCAACACTATGTTTATCAGTATACAAGTATTCTGTTATGTCATAATTTGTTCCTTCAGAATAATAATCATCTAAAGTCATTACTTTTATTTTACCAAAATCTGCATTTGTACTTCCATTATTTAATATTTTTCTATCATCATAAAAAGCAATAAGATTAAACATCTTGAATATAGATGTTAAGAAATCTATAATTTTCATCTTTGGCATATTAGCAGACATCTCTAATCCTGAAGACACCGTAAATGTATTGTTTGATGTAGCTGGGTTTGTTATAGTGTAATTAGCATCATAATGAGGAGGAGGTGTTGATGAAGAAGTTTCTTCTGTGTATTTTTCTATTACTAATGAATTTATCGTAGCAGTTTGTATTGCTCCTACAGTTTTAAGTTGAAATACTGGTGTATAGACCCTGCTACCAAAAGCAAAGCTTGGTATTTGAATTAGAAATGTAAACACCGATGGACTACCCACCCCTACGCCTGTAGAAACCGAGTCAGGGGTTATTGTATTACCTGTTACTGTATCTAATAATTCAGCAGTATATGTAGCTCCTGCACCTCCAGTAGCTGTAACACTAATAATATATTTATAATAAACCCAAGTACGATTACCTACAAAAGGCGAACCTGATATTGATGAGACTAAGTCTGTGTTTCCAGTATTACTTCTTGGGTCGTCATTACCTGTTGGAGAGGTGTTTGTAAATGTAAACTCACCTAAGCCTATTGACAAGACGCTTTCTCCAATTTGTGTTGCTAAATCACCTGCTTCTCTATGTAACCATAAGTATAATTCATGAAATGGTGCGTTGGTCGTGTTAAAGAAATCTGTACTAAAAGTAATATTATATTTTTCTTCTATTGATTTTATAATATGATAAATTCTAATTGCAGGTTTTAAGTCTACCAGATTTATACCCTTCTCGTCATTCCCATGTGTTTGCACATTCCTAGAAGGAGTGTCTGTTCTGGTTACAGGTTCGTTATTGTGTTGTGAATCATAATAGTAATGAGACCTACCACTAATAAAAGGGAAACACAAATCACCTGCCTTATTTCCATCTGGATTTTGTACTATACCAACACCAGCCTTATTATATCCTTCTATAAATCCATTTTTGGCAAATGTAGAGGTGTAAGGCTGATTGAATGCGTTTAAGTAAGAGCCAACATTGTCAGGAAGTGAGTCTAATTCATCATCACCAAACAATCTTTTTATGTTAATGGTTTTACCATAAAAAACAACCTTATATGAAAAAGGCTGTTGGTTCTTCATGCTAACATCATTTAGACTTATAAAGCCTTGTCTGTAATCTTCTCCATTTATCTTAATCAATGCTTCTCTTTTTACTCTAGCATCAAAACCACCATCTATATCAAAGTTGTAGTAGTGTTTAAATATCTTGTTGTTAGCTGTACTTGCAGGTACATTAAACTGTTGTGAGTAATCAGTAAATACTTTTGCTATATCTCTAACATCTTTTATAGAGTTGGTTATGTTTATTGACTCTTCGTCAAATAAGTCTAACTTATAGTAATAAGGAATCTCTAATAAATCTGCTGGATTTATTTGTCTAATACTTACATATACCTCTACTTGTCTTCGCATTATCTTACGCTGTTTATTTTATCAAAAGCAAATTCTACTTGTATTGTGTAGTTTATTAACTTGTCGTTTAATTGTGTTTGGAATGATAAGTCGCTAGACTTGACTGTTACAGGTAATGTCTTGTTATCATATTCTATCCAAACCAATTCACTTAATGTAAACTGTCTAAACACCTCATTGTACTCTTCAGGATAAAAACCTGTATTTAGTGTTAAAGTTTCTTTTGCATTAACATTAAATGTCTTGTATTGGTGGTCAAATGTATTGTATGTTCCTGTAGCTGATAGTAAAGTAGATGACCTAAAGCTTTCTTCGTCTTTCTTCATTGATAAATTACTTCTTTTGAACATCCATAAGTCTTGTAAAGCACCATACTTGTTCACAAAGACCATTTTGTAAGGAGTATGCTTACATTCTTCTATATTTCTTACTTCTAGCTTTGTTATTCCTTCTACTCCATCTACATATACCTCATCTACACCATAGATTCCGTTTTGTGCTAAAAAGTTGTTTAGGCATTGACTGTTTTCAAATGTACCTCCGTCTTGTAATACTCTATCTTCGTAACTATCTGCACCTGCTTGTGTTTCGTTGCTTATGTATTGTATGTAGTCCTTAGAGTCTGTTTGACTTGCAACTGCTTGTGTATATATTTCTTGATTATTGTAAAAGAAAGATACAGATGTTGTATTGTTTGCATCAACAGGTATTCTTAAAGGAGAATCGTCTGGTTTAATTATTATTTTGTTGCTTATGAGTAGTCCTTGTAGTAATTCTGGATTTGCACCGTCTTCAAAGTAGCCATATCCATCAAAAGCCTTAACTCCTAATACAGCAGTTAACTGTGTGCTATTACCATTTGTTAATGTTCTTGTAACTTGATAGTCTACATTTATTGTGTTTGCTATGCTTTGTGTTCCTGCGTAGTTACCATCAAATCCTGTAGCAATATAATCTTTTATTAAGTTGCTTATCTCAAAGTTTACATAAAACCCAAACTGTCCTACTGATGAAGATGATAGTGTATAAGTAGGAGTTATTGTATGCCCTAGAGAGTGTGCTGTTCCTGCATATATCTCTATATCTAATTTAGCAGATGCTAAGTCTGCATGAAATACATTTACAAAGTATGGGCTTCTTACGTTTATTTTAGCCATTTGTTTTTATTATTTTAATATTTTATCTAATTCTGCTTCTAAATCTTTCATGAATGCAGTCAGTAAATCATTTCCAAATACATTCATAGAGTCATTTACAGCTCTATCTATAAAGTTACTTCCAGAATAACCAAATCTTTTTATAGTTCCTTCCCTATATATACTATTAGCAATAGCTTTTGCAGACTCTAACCTTGTTTTACCTGCTCTAGCATTAATTCCTTTAAAAGACATCCATGCAAGTATGTCGTTTTCAAAGCCTTTAGGTAATCCAGCTCCTTTACGCCTACCTTCATCTACAGTTTTACCATATTCAGCCATGTATATCTCAATAGTATCATTCACTATCTTGTAATACATACTAGATGCTAAATTACCAGACGCTCTTAACCCACCCTGATAATAAGGGTCTGATGTTAAAGTGTAGTTTAGTCTTTCTAGTGTTTTAGAGCCAAACTTTTCTAACGCCCTTTTCATAAACTCATCTCTCATTAGCAGATACTTATATCATTAATCATCTTAATGTCTATTTCTGCTTCCCAACCAGCTAACTCATTCTCAAATCTCTCTTTAAATGGCTGACAACTCATTGTGTCATCTACCTGCAACTTATCAGCCCTTAGATTACCTCTTTTTAGTTTAGAGAATATTAAATTCATTACCTGTAATTGTGTGTTTAGTACATCCTGCAAGTTGTCTACACCATAAAACTGGTCTGGAGTAACTACTTCCTTTGTATAATCTACTATGTCTGCACATAATATCTGCAAAGTGAATGTCATAAACTGTGAATCTATTACTACATTAGAGATGTTTAGGTGTGATAATGGAAATATATCCATCTTGTTAAGGTTAACTTCTGTTATATCACCAAAACTAACACTATTCATGTGATGATTAGCTCTTAGTTCATCTTTAATCTTGTCTAATAAGTCGTATACTTGTGTCATATTTATTTTTTATATGCCTTCTTTATTAAAGCATTCTCTATTCTTGTCTTATCCTTTATATATTCTAAGTACATTAGACAGGTGTGTACTGGAAGCTTTGTAGCTTTGTCAATCTTTGCTGCATCTTCTTGAGCGATTGTAAATATTGATTGATACCAACCCCACTTTTTTCCAAAGTTTGCTTGAGCTGTGGTGGAATCGCCTTCCCTTTCAGCTCCTGCTGTAAATAATCCAGCGTATAGCTTGGTAATTTGCTCCCTAAACGATAAAAAAAAACCATCGCCCCTATCGCTACATTAACTGGCATATCTAACATTACATCAGAATACTTATGACTGCCTTCATAATCCATCACCCTATAGAACTCATTCTTCTTAAAGATGACTGGTCTAAACAATACAGCCATTGCTTTGTGCATCTTATCCCAATCTGAGATATACCCATCTAAATCAATGAACTCACCAAATGTCATCTCGTCTAGCTTTGGTATAAAACCAAACTCAACAACCGTCTCTTCTCCATACTCATCTGTGGCTGACATACTAAATCTAGGTACTAAAGGTGTCTCTTCCTTAAAACACTTGTTTATTACATCAATAGCGAAATCAAAGTTGTTTAAGGGAATCTTAAATGTATCTTCAATCTCTAATCCACAGAATATCTGCAGCATCTTTGTCTTTATATATACCTCATCTTCCTTATCCCATTTATCTAGTATCTTTAGATACTTCTGATACTGTCTAAGGGTTATTCCTGCCAATGCTTGAGGTACAGACAGTTTATATTCCTTTATCATACTATGATAACGAAAATCAACACTTTCTGTTTTCTTGTTAATAAGTTGTTTATGGAGGAATAAAACAAAAATCAAAAATATCGTTATCTTTATATAAGTAGTTGCAAATCTACATAAGTTGCCACACTTCAATACCCTAATAAATACGGATGATTGTTGGACCGTGTACTCTAAATCTCCTTGTGAATGGCAGTACTAAATCCTTTGTTGTTTTCGTAGTCGCCCTAGTACTATTCCATACAACGAGTAAACAGCTAACCAAATATCTAGCAAATATTATTTAAAATAACATTTATTATAGGTGGGCGAATAATACCTTCCCAATACACTTCCAATTATATATATATTTTTAGAATATGAGTTTTAGATAAATTCGTTTTGGATGAAATCATTAGAATGGGTAACTCCCACCGTAGCACATTCAATTTACGTTAAATGTATGTTATAAACGTCTAATCTAAGACTATTTAGAGACGATTTAAGACACTATCTTTAATTATATGTGTGTGGATACTTGATGAGGTGTAAAGTATGCTTAAATGAGCTTAAAATTGTTTGTTATTTCACAGCTCTATATCTCATTTGTAAATCAATAACTTACAAAATATATGCATATATATAATAGATATAAAAAAAGCCCTTAAACATAGGTTTAAAGGCTCTTTCGGACTAACTAAATATAAAACAAACTAAACTGAATCTATTATTTTAAAGTATGTTTCTTTATCATTAATAAAATATTGTTTATCATTTACATTGTATATGTAACCATATATTTCACCTAATTTATTAAGGTCAATAAATCTATATTTATATTGATAGTTTTCTTTTATTTGTTTAATGTTCATTTGATTAATTATTAAAGTTTTGTTCATATTCTTTATCTCCGTCAGCATAGGCGCAGGCCTCAGCGTCAATTATTATATAGGTTTTATATATGTATTCTTCATACTTTTTAAACCATTCTATTTGCTTTTTGTTTGTCATTATCCAAATATTTGAATTATTTTCATTGCTAAGATAACGCCAGTTATTAACATTATAAGAATTAAAAGAGTACCTCTGATGTCGTTCTCTCTGTTTGTTTTTCTTATTCTGTATCTCATTAAATCATTGAATTCTTGCAAGGTTAAGACCTCAATTTGTTTGCCATAATGAATGCAGATTTTGTTAGTTGGTAACATTTTTATTTCTGTGATTTCTTTCATTGTTTTTGTTTTAGTTGTTGTTATTATATAGCCATTTATTATAAATATAATTATAATCTGTATTAAATAAAGTAGACAACGCCATAAATAGACGCTCTCTAATTATAGAATCGGCAACGTTTATAGTCTCATAAACGCAAATACCTCTATCAATATTTTTAAATAATTCAAGAAATGTAATATCTCTCAATTGATACGCTAAATTGTCATCTTGATAATTTTCTTTGTACCATTGTTTAATATTAGTATTTAAATTTAATTGCATTGTTTTATTTGTTTTAGTTGTTATTTATTAAATTAGCGTGCTATTTCTCGGACAATTCCAAAGCATAGTTTTTTTATACTTGTCGCACTAATTATTAATATTAAAATGATGCAGTAATAAAACCATTTAAAGCCCATTGACCGACAACAGAAACTAAGCCGAACATAACAAAACTAAAAATTGTTAGTTGTACTTTTTCGAATGTGTCTAATTGTTTAAATGTGTTTACTTGTTTGTTAATTGTTTTCATTGTTTATTGTTTTATTGTTATTAATTATTATTGTTATACAATATTAACAATTAAGTTAACAACTATATAATTATAAGTGTTAAAGTTTTGTTAAAGAAATGTTAAAATTTTATTTCTACTCTGTTCCCGTTCCATTTTTCACCATCTAAAAACCATTCAAAACGCTTTTGATATATTCGAGGTTTGCCGATATAATCTAAAATTCCGTTTAACCTTTCTTTGGTTGTGTTGCTGAACCAACCACAATTTGCAATAAATAATTTGCCGTTTTTAATCTCAGCTATTAAATTGTTGTGAAGGTAAAACCTAGCACCAAAAAAGGTATCAACAACGCTAGTATTATTTTTGTAAAATCTTTCTTGCTTGTAAAATGCTCTTACGCTTTCTTTTGTTATTTTTCTCATGATTCTTTTTTTATTCTTTTGTTTTGTTGTTTTACTTGTTTGTTAAACTCTTTTTTTGTTAAATAAATTATATGGTCTAAATCAAAATATAAATTTCTTATATTCATTACTAAATAATTATTTTCATTCATTAAATGCAATTCTCCATCTTGCGTCCAAATTGTTTCGGTGTCATGTAGGTACATTGTTTTTTGTTTTTTTTCTTTGCTCATTGTTTTATGTTTTTAAAATGGTAATAAATCGAATTTCTCAATATAATTATTTAAATATTGTTCAACCTCTTTTTTTATGTCTCCTAATTCCTCGAATGAATCAAAATTAAATTCTAAATCATTTACTAAAATATGCGCATAATGATTGAATATAAAATTAACTACAAATTCCGAATTAATATTATCGGCTGGTATGTTTTCGCCTGTCATCTCTTTATATAATTCACTTGCGAAGCTGATAACATCCCAAACATTACAACCTGATTCATTTATAAAGTGATTGCAACGACTATAATAAATCATTGAATAAATTTCATCACTTGTAATAAACTCAAAATCTGTTGCACCTTCGTAATCGTCTAGCGAATCAATAACGCATTCAAGGACATGAAGTTTAAATTGTTTTTCTATGTTACTATACATTTTTTTGTTTTTATTGGTTATTATTTTTTTTGTGTTTTTGTTTTTAATAGTCTGTTAATAAATTAGGATTTAATTCTTTAACAAGTGTTAACTCTGTGTTGACTCTGTTATATTGAAAGTTTGCCTCATTATATTGTTTATCCTTTTCTGATAGTTGATTTTTTAGAGATATAATCTCTTCGTCTTTTTTCTCTAGCTCCTGTCTAACGTCTCCGTCTAGTTTTTTTCCGTTAAAAATTGTGTAATCTTTCATTTTGTTTTGTTTTTATTGTTTAATGATACAAATATATAAACAATTTTGTTAATAAACCAAATAAATATATAATTTTTTTTTACACCTATTATAAGCGTGTGCGCATGTATACAAAAATAATTTGACACTACAAAAATAAAATTGATTTTGTTACTGGCTTTTTTTCTGGCTAAAATTGTGTAAATCTTATCACACACTATTTAGAATGATTCTAAATAAGGAAAGTGGGGGGATAATGTTAAACAGCCCCTCATGTTAAACAGCCCCTCATGTTAAACAGCCCTCATGTTAAACACCTCCATGTTAAACAATCGACCCTTCATGTTAAAGGTTCATGTTAAACAAATTATCGAATAACATATTTTCCAGAATTTACTCCTTGAACTAAATATTGTAAGGAATATCTGATTGCATCTACAAAGTGATTGTACTTGTCTATTGGTTTCTGACCTCTCTCGTGCCAAACATAATTGTTAAACTCTCTTATTATATTGTGTGAGTTTCTCTCTACTATTATCTCATAGTCTTGCATCAAAGCAATACCTGATAAGATACTACCCTTCTTCTTTATGGTTGGTCTTATGTTTAATCCTGTATTTCTTAATTCTTTTATCAGTCTAGGTTCAGAACTATCACAGATTATCAAATCTGCACCACATTCCTTCCTATTCATAAATGCTATATCTGACGTAGAAAGTGCTGTTTTACCGAATATCTCTTTTACATAGACCTTACGCACATCTCTATCAACAGAGACCTTTACAAGCGTTGTCATGTCCATAGAGAACCCAAAATCCTGCCCATAGCAAGTTAATTCTGTTTGTGCAAACTCTCCAAGCTTCCAGTTTCTAATTATTGTTCCTTCAGCTTTCTCCATCCAACCTCCTAAAATAATATGCTCAAACTTAGAAGGAGTTCTACGTTTCATATCCATTATCTGACTAATAAATGATTCGGATAAGTTCTTCTTGTTATCTTCATAGGTAGTGTGAATGTATGTAACATCATTTGTAACACCATTGTAACCTCCTTTAATATTCTTATACAAAAAGAATCTCTGATATATCCAATGCTCTTTTGTAGCTGGGTTTAATATTAAAATACATCTGTTTTGTTTACCTTGTGTACGAATAGAGAAGTCAATCTTGTTAAACACATCCTCTTCTAAAAGCTCTTCGGCTTCATCTACAACGAATGTAGTTACACCATTTAAAGATTTAAGAGCTGCAGTTTGATTACCTGATGAGGTTCTTATACCTTTAAACATTATAGAACTGTTTGTCTTTAAGTTTATTATCTCATCCTTAGTAATTCTAAAATCACTATGAACATCCATCAAGTCTATCTTCTCAATGAACTCAGGTATAATAGAAGTGTTGGCTGATGTTAAAGTATATCTAGTAAATAGAATCTTATGTCCATGCTCATAGGTTAGGTTCAATAGAAACAGAGCAGCACCAAAACTCTTACCACTACCTCTACCTCCTGTAATTATAAAGTATCTACTATCAGATTGAAACAAAGGTATATACTTTGTATGTAGATTTATGTTACTGTTCATCCTCTGGTGTTACATCTATAACATCATCTTGTATTTGAGACTCCTTGTTGTTAAAGAAGTTGATTACAGGTACTTGAACCTTCTTGCTACTATTACTATCATTTATACTATCTGATGGTTTACCATAAGCATACTCCATTAATAGTTTCATGTGAGTAAAGTTCTTCTTACCAAGCTCAGCAAGGTGCTTAAACGCCTCTTTCTCGCTTCCAAACACTTCTTTCATAGCATTGGTCGCATAAGAAGAGATACGGTCTCTCTTGGCTTTATTTTGCCTTGCAGGTACTAGCTTCTTTATCGTAGATATTGGCTTAGGTTCAAGTCTTTTGTTGTTCTTTCTTCCGTCTGTTCTCTTGATTTCTTGAGACCTATTCTTTTTAGCTCTTGACATATAATGATAACGATTATTTTGTATTATGTTTTTTGTAAAGCTTTAAGTAAACATCTGCAATGCCTTCTTGTACAGTCTTCTTGTTATACTTTTCTTGTATGATTGCTCGCTTGTTACCTTTCTCTACAACTATATTATAAGTACTATTATCTTTTGTTACTGGATATATAATAAAGTCATTAGCAATACACCATTGAACTGCATCTGGGTTTAATACTTTTATCTTACGCATAGGTCTTAATCATGTCAACCATTGCCTTTACTCTAACCCTAGCAGTCTCTAAGTGTTGACTAGGTATTTCCTTTACAATGCTAACAATTTCGTCATACTCATCAACTGTTTTTGTCTCAATTAGATTTTCATATTTTACCAATAAGCTTTCGTGTTCTTTACGCAACGCATAATAGTTTTCTTTTATATGATTTAAGTCATCATTGTTTTTTATTTTACTATATACCCTGTAAAGAAAAGGCTCTTCTTTTTTTATTATTGGAAATATATTATTAATACCATGCAAAACTGTAGCGTGATTTAAGTTTAAAGTGTCAGCAATCTTTTTTAATGTAGAGGTTGTTTTCTCTTTACACAACTTAAAGTATATAGCTCTTGCATAAACTAATTCTCTTTGTCTTCTTCTACTAGACAAGTCTTGCATAGTAGCTTGTTCAACTTCCTTTCTTATTTTTTCTATCATCCTTTATAAATTTTATATTATTCTTTATTTTATCTTCGCTCATAATTTTAGCCAAGTCAACTGACAAGTTAAACTTATAAACTTCTAACGCATTATATATGCCTGCACATTCTAAATACATCTCTAACTCCTCGTATTGTTTTAAGATAATCTTTATCTCATCAACACTTGTTCCCTTCTCTAGTTCATAGGTTGTCAAAGCAAAGTACTCTGCAATCTTAGAACTAGATAAATCATCTCTCATTCTGTTCTTAGTCTAAGTAAATTATAACATTGTATATATTTTAATTTTGCTTTCTGTTTATATATTTCTTTAAACAACCCATATACTTTTTTAGTAAATTGATAATGAGTTGTACATTCTGCAAACAACTTCTCTGCATACTTCTTACCATAACCTTTACAATAGTTTACGTTGTCTATTGTATCACCTACAATCATTTGTGTGTAGAAATTGTTTAGTGCTTCTACCTCTGATACATCATACATACATTGATGATTGTAATGATAGTTGTATATTAAAGCTGGTAGTTGCATATAATCTTTATCTAATGCTAAGATGATTACATTGTCTCTGCCTTCTTCTTTAGCTATGTGATTCCAGTATCTAGCAACTAAGTCATCTGTCTCAACACCACAAGCTTTGATGCCATCATACTTCTCAGTAACATACTCATGTATCTCCTGTAATATTAAAGGAAGCTCACTTCCCTTTCTATTAGCTTTATATTGAACATCTAATAGTTTTCTAAAATTTCCACTACTATTATTAAAAGTAATAACTGAATCAATATCATAACGACCATATAAGTTTGTTAGTATGTTATCGAAAGAATCATCATACTCTTTCTTTGCTTGTTCTAAATCACCATCAGCTCTAAAGCACGAAGCCCACACCAAACTATCTGCATCAAATAAGACAGTCATATATTATTTGTATGTGTTGTTGCTTGTCTTGTTTAACATATTACCTTCTGTATCAAAGACTGTATAGCCTTCGCTACATAAAAGTACTATTGCTTTATTACGTTCAATAGCTCTCTGTTGACTTCTAAATGTTTCAAATGTTTCGTTTGATATTGGCATATTAATTGTTTTTAATTGTTTATTATATAAAGCTGTCATGATACTCTTCTTCATCTTGAATCTGTTGAGCAGCTTTGTTTTCTATTTCTGTTATTGTTTCTCCGTCTAACAAGTCTGTTATGTCTTGGTCTCCACATACTATAGATATAGACTGGAACTCTGTAGGGTCTGATGGGTACATATAAGTAGCGTTACATCCTTCGTAATATTGACCTTTAATATCTAATGTAACTCCACTATAATTAATTCTAATTTCTCTCATTGTTTATTATCTTTATTGTTAATAACTGCAATATATAATAAATATTTATATATCACAACTTTTTTAACTCTAAATGTTTTATGTGGTTATATTTAACCTTAACTACCTTGTCTTTCTTTCCCCACTTCTCTCTAGTATAATACATTAAATAGTTTCTTTTATCTGTCGTGTCTCCACCTACATTGTTAAAGACAAACTTAAGTAAATCACTTCTTTTATATATGCTAAAACAATCTAACTCTTTTATGTGCATAGCTATATAGTAAGCCTCACCTCTTAACCAACCTTTATTACCATTAACATTTGTATACTCTAACCATATAGTATTTAAATGTCTATTGCCTTTAACATCTACACCATATCCATCTACATAACAATCTATATGCTTATACCAATCATCCTCTGTTGAAGACATCTTCCAGTCATGACCAGTAGACATAACCTTTTTCTTAAACAAAGACTCATAATAGTCTCCATCTTTAGCACAAGAGTCATATCTTTCTTTGGTTACTTTCATCTCTGTTTCTATTGTACTGGTCTATGTACCATTGCTCATCTCTTTCGTTAGAGTTCTCTAATTCTTTTTGTAGGTTAGCCATAGCTCTCCATGCAACCTTTGCGCTATGACGAATACCATCTGTATCTGTCTTACCAGCTTCCACTAGGTGTCTAGCCAAAGCATCCAGCTCATCTGTACTCTTCTCTCTATCCCAATGTAAAGGCTCATCAGGATGATGTTGCTCGTTTCCTTTTAAAGATACTCTAGCTAATTCTGCTATGGCATCAGGAAAGTATTTAATGACTCCAGTATAAATAGGAATCCTTTTTCTCTCTTGACTATTAGTTGGTAGATTACCAAACTCTTCCTCGTATGCTTTTCTACTATCACTCATCTGTTTCTTCTTTTTCTTCCTTAAATAATATTTCTTCCATCTTCTTTATTCTTTCGCTAAAGTTTACATTGGTTAGATATAACTGAGTAAGAACCTTTTCCATCCTACCCATCCTTTGCGATATTGTATGTTTCTTATCTTTTAGTTTCATAAATCCATTAATTCATTAACAACTGTATGTCCTCCAAATACTACTGCACAACCTATAGCTGGTTTCTTTCCTGCCTTAGCATAAGCAAACGCATACTTCTCGTGGTCTATGCCACAACCTACTTGTGTAGCAAATACTTTAAACTTAGCACCAACACACCATTCACTATAACATTGTGTATGTAGGTGTCCTTGTACTGTAGACATCATATCTCCTTTAGCTTTTGTTCTAGCTGTTCCTCCTTCTCCATGTAAATACTGTACATTGTCTACAACTAATCTTTCTATAAAATTCCAGTTAGGAGTGTTTAGTACATCAGAATAATCTCTTATCCATTTACTAGGTATGCCTCCTGTCTGTGCTTTCCTTGCTATAATCCTATCGTGATTACCAATGATTACATCTGCTTTAGGAAATACTTTATACCATCTAGCTATTCTATCTATAGCTATATCTAACTCATCTCCTCCACCTAAACCATCAGCATTCGTTTCATGATAACTTGAATAATGATTGTCTATTACATCACCTATAAATATAACCTTGTTACAATTATACTTAGAGTATATGTCTTTGCAGAAGTTTAAGTATTTGTCTAAGCAAAAAGGCTCGTGTAAATCTCCTATAACTAAAACCCTAGTTTCTCTTTTAGTTACATTAAGAAATGCTTTAAGCTTATTGCCTTTTAGTCTTGGTCTAAAATCTTTCATCTTAATCGTATTGGTTAAACAAGATTCTTAATTCATCAGTCATTGTTTTAATACAAGAACCACAACTTGTCCTTTCTCTTCTTTGATTAAACACCCTGTTGTATATCTTTAACAATCTGTTTTGGTCATCTTGTCTAATCACATTAGACTTCTTATTAAACCAGTCAGATAAATAAGTATACTCCTCTTGTGTTAAACAGTTTACATTCCTTCTTTTAAGAATAGGAATTGCATTCATCTTCTCCTTTCGTTCATCACAACCACAATCCTCACCAGCAATAAACTTAACTGCTTTCTTGATTCCTGTAGCTTCTGTAACCTTCTCAACTATATCTCCTAGTCCGAGTGTGTTCTCTTTGTTAAACTTCTTCTTCCATTCCTTGTACTCTTTAGTACGCTTGTCTTTAGGTTCTTTCATAGTATTATATTTTATCGTAATCTTTATTGTAAAAATCCTCTACATCCTCACTAAATTTCTCTTGTATAATCTCTCTGTGGTTTTTTATTGTATTGTAGATACTGGACCTGCCTATGCCTAATTCCTTTACTAGCTTATCTAATGATAAACCTGTAGTGAAATAAGCAATACATAAATTCTTATTATAGAAATCCCAAGTGTTTATTTCATCTAGTATTCTATTATAAATCTTTGTAAATGCTTCTTGCTCTTCCATATCCATACCAGCATAATAAGCTGGAGTCTCAGTTAGAGAATCTACTTCATCATTATCCATTATCTCAAAGAACGTATACTTGCCTCTTGTCCTCTTGTAATCTATATACATAGACTTCAATGTTAAATAGATATAAAATCTATTCGCAGACTCGTCATCATACATCACATTCTTTCCTTCCTTAACCAATCTGTCTATTCGCAGATACATCTGCTGGACAATATCTTCTGCCATACTAGGGTTACACCCCATATTAAGAACCATCTTCAACCATAAAGTGTGATTCCTAGCCACCTTTTCTAATACATTCATATACTTTTTATAAAAACTTCAACTCTCGGATTCTCTCTGTCTAATTCTGTCGGCATTATTGTTTCTGTTTTTACAAAATCATCATTGTCATCTGTCCAACAACCTAATTGAGTTATTGCATCTAACAGATACTTTGATGTTATACTTACAACATTCATTTTATCTAGCATATTATTTCTAGCTTTATAAACCTTGTAAGTTATTTCTACTGGTGTTTTTATTTTTACTCCTTCTAATTGTTCTCTTAATAGTTCTTTATACTTAACTTTAACTTTGTTGTTTATTTGAAAGTGTAAGTTTCTATATGTATTCATATTAACAAAAACCTTTTTATCTGCTTTTGTTTTTCTTTCTATAGTAATATATAAAGGACATATAAGTTTAATCATAAGGTAACTCTTTATGCTTTATGTCTATACCTTGTAATGGGTTGTATAGGTTACCTACTAATATAGGATAACCGTAATCATTAACTTTAAAGCTAAATGTATCAAAAGGAAAACCTCTACTTCTTCTACATCTAACTGTAATCTGTTCATGGTGAACAGTATTTACTTCTAATTCTATTTGTGTTTCTGCTTTCTTTTCTAGTAAACTACCTAAGTGTCCTGTTGGTTTAGATGAACCATAGTTAGAATGTATTATTGTAATGATATGACAGTTAAAGTTAGCTGTCCATTCCATTAGTTTTTGCACTACATTATTACTTTCTTCAAGGTTGTTTACATCACTAATTAAATCAGCAACACCATCTATTATTACAATACCAGCTTTACCTTCTTCTACTCTTTCTCTTAACCAATACTCTATAAATTCTAATCTAGTTTTATATCCTATGGTTCTTAATGTAAAAGTCTGATAGTTGTCATCTTGTTTTGTATTGTTCATATCTAGCACTCTTCTAAATACTTTTTGACAATGCCATTTACCTTGCTCTGTGTCAAAGTGTAATAGTTTTCTATCTCCTCTATGTCCTTTAATCTCTCCCCCAAACTTGTTACTACCTGCTAGGTAAACAGAAGCTAATAGACTAACAAAGAATGTTTTCTTAGTTTTAGGTGGTGCTTGTACAAAACTAAAGTTTCCATAAGTTCCAATAGGAACTGGATATGTTTGTACACCATCTTTAGTTGTAAAGCTTTTTTCCCCTATAGATAATGCTATAGGTGGATATACTATCTTTTCAGTAGTGTCTAGGATGCAATCTTGTTCAACTACTTCCATTACTAAATTGTTTATTGTTCTTTCTTCTAGTGTCATATAATAAAAAAGGGAGGGTTATTAGCCCTCCCTATTAATTAAAATGGTAAATCGTTGCTAGTGGAAGCAACCGTTTCTTTTTTTGCTCCGTCTTTCTCTGCTGCTACGCAGTTTCCATCCGTCCAAACTACTTTTCCGTTGCCAATGTAGACTTTGTCTTTCTTAGCTTCTCTTTCCTCTTTTGTTTGGCTATCAAATAAAGATACGTTTTGACCAAATTGGTTAGTCTCATCATTCACAGATATTGTGAAATTATAGTAGACTCCTTTTTTTCCTTCTACAAATTTTTCTTTTGGTAAGTTTTGTAGATTCATACTTACGTTAATTAAACTACTCATATATATTAAATTTAATGGTTATAATAAATTAAAGTCTTTAGATTTTGTACTAAAGCTTTTCTCTTTGCCATGTGTATTGGTTACATCTGCATCCTTTGTGTCGTCTATTAATAATAAACCATTCAAGGCATACTTTCTTGCATAAGAACTAGATGAACCAAATGACTGTGATATGTCCATACCCTTTCTATTAGGGTCTATACCAGCTTGTGCTGTTGATTCCATTTTACCATCAGGGCAATGTAAGACTGCTCTTGCTTGTACATAGGGAATACCACATACTTCTTTTACTTCGTCAGTAATCATTAAAGACAAACCATACTTTGCAAGCAAAGGTTTTACTGACTCTAGTATGTCTTCACAACTTCTATAGTTGTATTTACCAAAGTTGTTTCTTTGGTTCTTTGGAGCTTTAAGCTCCGTTTGTAAGAGAACTACTCTCTCATGAAATGTGTACTCTGTTTTCATTATTATTTATTTGTTTATTAAATTTGTCTTGCCACTTTGACAAGTTTTCTTCTAACTCTCTATTTTCTAATCTTAATGTATTGACATGAAAATAGATTTCTGTTAATGCTGTTTTGCATTTTTTCTTATTACTATTGTTCTTAAGAAAGTATTCACTAAGTATTTGAAAGTTCTTGTGAAAATTTATCTCTTGCATTCTCATTGAAATAATTTATTTCTTATTTCATTTATATATTCATCAGTACATTCTCCAGTAAGTAATTCAAAGATGTATGATTCTAATTGTAAGTTTTCTTGCTCTAAGGTATGTACTCTGTCTTGTAGTGTTTTAATCCTTAGATTTTTGTAGGTTATTAAGTCTTCCATTGTTTATTGTTTTTTTGTTACAGTATGCAATATACACAAAAATATTAATAAAACAAAAAAGAGGGCAGAAATAATTCCACCCTCCTAAAACAAAAAACAATAATAAACAATATTACCAGAGATAAAGTCCTCTTTCTTTCAAATCATCAGTATCATAATAAACTAAATCTTTGGCAATTGCTATTCTCGTAACACCTTCAAGTATTAACAATCTAACTAAATCCATGCGTTTCTGTGGATTAAGTATTTTTATTCTTACAGCTCTTCCGACTCTATGTGAGTCTTTACTAGATAAACCGTATTTGGTAGCATAAGATGGAGTTGTGTAGCCAAGTATTATATTAAAGTTTCTTCTAGTTCTTTTAACTATTCTATCTAAGATATATACTGGTTGTCTTTCCATAAACTTATAACCACTACCTTTTTCATCTGGAGAATCAAACAAACTCCATTGCAAATAATCTAAGCCTTCTATGTCTAAATCATCTTGCATATTCAAATATACAAAAAAATAATTAAATAAATAGTTGTTTAGTGAGAAATATTTTTTATAACTTTACGACTTATTAAAAAACAAGATAAGTTTTCTTAATAGTTTGTGGTGTAGCCACACAGCGAAACCACAAAACACACAGCGTTATAAGTATTCAATACGCTATAATTATGTTCTTTATTCTGAGCTACTTATTTAATCGACTTAAATTTCTCTGCTCCTCTACTTCCATAATAAGCAACATAGACTGTAACAAGAAGAGATTTTAGCAAATCTACCCATGAGCTGTCGATACTAAACTGTATGTTAAAGCTGTCCAATAATATTAAACACACCATAGATATAGTAAGAAATATAAGTGTCATAGGTCTGGTATTCTTACTTAACCAACTATCACTAGCCATATCGCTGGACCATCTCTTAGAAACCTCTTGCATCTCTATAGAATCCATTTCAAGCAGTTTTAACGCCTTTTCTTTATCTTCTGGTGGTAGGGTACTATCTTTATGTATAACGTTCTTTAAAACGCCTAATAAGCCTTGATTCGGCAATGTATCACCTACTAACCCTACTATATCTGAACCTTTGCTAGTTAAGAACTGTCCTAGCTTCGTATCTTTAAACTTCTTTTTACTCATAAGTACAATCTCCATTTAAGTTGAACAACTAATAAATAAAGGTTTACCTCCTCATAATTATGCTCGTCATCAGCAGGAAAGTAATTAAACCCTAAGTTTAAACCGTTTGGTAATAATAATATTATTCTAAAATCCATATCTATTTTTTTCTATAATCCCATCTAGCTTTAGTACCTCTTATATCATAATGAACAAAAGTATCATACAAACCTAAACCACCTTGTAACATCTCTCCATTGCTTATAGCATCTTCTATGTATTGATATAAAAACTCTGTCTTCATACCACTAACAACTATATCTGCAGCTTTACCTAATATATGCTGAGACTTAGGAACTCCTCCTACACTCTCATTATGCTCTGGACTTCTATAAGCACTATTTACTTTAATTGGTTTGTTTAAGTAATCTCTAAGGTATTGTAATTGATTAGCCACCTTAACAACATTATGATATACCTCTTCAGGCATCTCTCTACCACACTTCGATTCAAACTCTGATTTACTAAAATTCTTTGTCATTATAATTTATAATTTAATCCTATTTTAATTTCCTTTATTTCTCTACCCCAATACTTTTGCATAGTCAACTCACTAAACACACCTAGTTTACCTAATCTAAAACCAAATACGCCACCTGCTGAGTAATCTATCCAATCCCCTTCAACAAAGTTATTGTATGAGTACCTCTCATCTCCACTCATTAACTCATGCTTTCCTAGTACATTACCATATAGATGTACCCAGAACTTCTTCTTGTAGTGATAAAAGTCTACTCCTACAACTGCAGCTAAATCAGCAAAGCCACCTATCATAGATAACTGTTCTCTGTTGTATCTATTAACTACATTTTGGAATACACCGTTTCTATAATCAGCATCACTTGCTGCAATAATTTGTCCTGCTTGATTATACCATAGATAATCATAACCTAAACTTTCTTGTGTAAATGGGTCTATCATCTCATATAACTGGTCTGTATGAAACTCATAGGCTAATTCCCACCAAGCATTATCTTCTAAGTATTTCTGTATCGGATTATGACCATAAGCTTTTTCATACGTTCTATAGATACTACCAACACTTATACTAAACTTCTTTCCTATAGGCAATCTAAATCTTAGTTCTGCACTCTTATAATCTATATCTACTAATTCATTCTTTTGATATTCAGCTTTAACTAACCAATAGTTAGATAAATACCTTAAGAACATTTCCTTATTCACAAACTCATTTCCTTGTTGTCTACCACTACTGTATTCAACTAAATACTCTAATCCTTTATAAGCACCTATATTACTTCTAGTAGATGCGTTCTTCTCATCTCCATCATAAAACTTATCTCTATCCTCATACTGAAAGTGAGCCAGTTTTCTCCAACCATAAGTAACCATCATATCAGACGGATGTCTTTTAGTTGTCTCTATTAGTTGATTGTCTTGTGTTACAATGAATGTCTGAGGTGCTTGTACTGAATTGGTTTGACTATATGCACCATAAAAGGTAGAATACTTAAAGGTCTTTTTTAGCCAACCTTCTTTCTTTTCTTGACTGTTTGCGCTTATGCTTACGATAAGAGCGAATAATACTGCTATTAATTTTTTCATCTTTTGGTTTATTTAATAATTTAATTGTTACTGATATAGCAACTCCTCCTAAAGTTGTTGCTAATAAATCTTTGCTATCAAAACCTCCATACCTGATTTCATCATAAGTTTCTTTACCTAAACCCACAATAAAAGAGGTAGCGACTGCTCCTCCTATATTATCAAAAGTGTGGTAACCTGTATAACCTGAAATAGTACCTGCTGCAAAATGTAGAATCTTATCTTCTGGTATTTGTGCAAAACATAGACTTGTTAGAAGCGTTGCTCCAACAAAGAGTCTATATGTTCTATTAAGGTATTCTTCCAATCTTCAGGTAGTTTTAGGGTTATTCCACTCTCTATTCTTATTTCTTCCTCACCATCATTATATAAAATGATAGTAGGTAAGTACTTTATCTCATTCTTGTTAAACGCATCTTCAGATTTAGACATAAACAATGTCTCTACATTATAATCTCTAAAATCTTTTAATGACACTTCTTCTGCAAATCCTGCTGTATACTGAACTATAGATATAGATTCAGTTTGTGCAAAATTAACAGCCGATACAAAAAGGGCAATTACCGTTACAATCCATTTCATCTTTGTTTACTAATTTGATACAATCTCTCATCCATCTTAGCTAAAGATTCTTTTATCTCATTGACATCTTCTTTAACTGTAGACACATCAGAGTCTATTTTTTCGATAGTACTTCTGACTAACTTATCCTTGTAGTCAAACTCTATCTTCTGTATTTCTGGTTCAGGTAACTCCTTAGCTTCTGCAATGTCTGCCTTCAGAGCAAAATACATACTTGCTAAAGAGACAGCAAAACCAACTATCATACCGATAGTCTTAAGGTCTAATGTTACGTTAGTTTCCTCGCTTATCTTCATTACATCTTGTTTTCTAAATATGAAACCCCCATAAATCCGTGCATACCTTCTGTGTCAATATCAATAGCATAACTAGCCCATCCATAAGGGTGGCTAACACTACTATTTCCATCTTCATCCACTTCTTCAATGTCTTTCCAAAGCACATCTACATGATAGTTCTCTGATAAAACAGGTGCAGTTGTTTCATTTCCATCCTCATCATACTCACCTTCAGTTATAACAATATTGCCTAACTTAACGATAGTATGTTTATGAGTAGGATAGCTGTTCCCATCTTCATCAGTTGCACTTGGTAAAGCATTAATTTTACTTTCTGCTTGTTCCTGTGAGTTAAACTCATATTTACTAATGTAAATTCCCATAATTATTGTGTTAATTGTGTTAATAAATTATTTATTTCGGTATCTGTCATACCCTCTGTATCGTAATATCTTAAATCTTTGCATTTTCCGTAAAAAGGCGCAAAACCACTACCATCATCAAATGCTAATTCACTTAAAGTTCCTGATGAAAATGTAGTTCCACTTGTATCTGTGTCTGTTTGCACACCATTAACCCATAATGCAAAATTGTTTTCTTTGTACTTAACTCCTATTTTGTTAAATTTCAATGCATCATTCAAAAGCTCATAAGCATTAAACTGTAAACTACCGTTTGATAAAAAAACCCTTAATTGATTAGTTAAAGTAGTATATTGTAGTACAACTACATTTTGATTTGTGCCACCACCAATAGATATTTTTTTATCTGTACCATCATTATTGATGTTAGCTATTTCTGCATATAATATACCTTCTTCTGAGTTAAATGTACTAGCATCTCCTGCTCCATTACAAGTCTCTGCACTTCTAGTAGAGCTAATGTTAGATGTAGTTTTTATATAGCTTGTAGTATAATCCTTTTGTTCAAACTGCGCTCCCCATAAATAGATAAAAGAATTACCATCTAAAGGTACTGTACTTGTTCCGTTTGCTGATGCTTGTCTAATTAAAACTGTTCCTGATAAATCTGTGCCTGCTGTAAAGCCAATACTACATCTATACCATCCATTAGGGTATTTTTCTATATTTGGTCTATGACTAGCATAAGTAGTTCCTACTGCACCTGTAGCTAAATTAAAGAATGTTTCTCCAGTACCTCCTCCATCAGTAAAGTTCCCTGTTCTTAAAGCTACAAAGTCCATACTTCCTTTCTTAGCAAACACACTAAATGTGTAATCTGAACCATTAGCAACTATAACAGATAAAAACCTTTGAGATGTATCTGTTCCTGTACTTCCATCATCTTTCATCTTAGAAGCATTAACAGTACCATCTGGACTCATGATAGAGTCTGCTACAATAGCACTTCTTGTAGAACCCCAACTAGAAAATAACTCACTATAACCTAAAGCATTTGTAGATGCTGGTTCTAATAATAAACAAGGGCAACTATCAGGATTTCCATTAGACAAATCATAATGTAATCTAGGTAAATTACTAGCAGATGTTTCCCATAAACCGTCTTTGTTTAATCTATAAGCAGTAGAACTTCTTGCAAAAGTAAAATCTCCAACACCTGATTCAGGCATAATGGAGTAAACTTTTGTGGCTTTTACACCAGAAGGTATCATTGCTAAATTAGGTTGCTCCATTAACTTGTTATTTTATTTAATAATATATCTACTTCTGAATCTGTCATCTCTTTAGTGTTATATACTCTTATATCTCGTACATTTCCGTAAAACTTATGTGCTCCATTACCATAATCAAAATCTAATTGGCTTAACCCTACAGGCATTGTTGCAGAAGTGTCTGAATGAATTTCAGTTCCGTTTATCCAAAAACTAACATCATTTAACTTATATCTAATTGCACATTTTACAAAATTGTTTAAAGGGTTTACAGAACTAACTTTTGATGCTACATTTGTTCCCCCACTAATAACAAAAAAAGTAAGCAAACCATTTGTTCCTATCTCTATAAATACATTGTTGTTTACTGTTCCATCATTTAAACCCAATATTAAAAACCCACTACTTGGCAATCCATTAACGCTTATTTCTGTATATAATATTCCCTCCTCACTTGGTAGAATAGAAGATGTACCTGCACCATTACAGGTTTCTGCTGCTCTTGTTTGTGTGCTTCCGTTTGTTATGATTAAACTTGTCGGATAGCTTTGTTGCTCTATTTGACAACCAAAAACATAAATATTGTCCTTACCATTTCCTGCGTGATATATTGAACTCGTACTTGCAGCAACACTTATTACAGCTCTTAACGTAGGTGCGTTTGATGCTAAAGTGCCTGTTACTGATAATCTATACCAACCGTTGTTATATTCTTCTACTTTTGCAGATGCATTTGTAGGAGCAGTACCACCTGTGATAGCTGAGCCAAGAGTATTATTATCAAAATCATACACGAAATCTACAGCACCAACAAAAAGATTGCTTGAATCTCTTTGATTTATACCTACTGATGCAAAATTACCTGTACCTCTTTTTATAAAACAACTTACAGTATATGTGTTTGAAGCAACTGCTGTTACATTTTTATATATATAATGATTAGCAGTAGAGGTTGTTAAAGTAACTTTTGTTGCAGTATTTGTTCCATCAGGTGATATAGCATTATTAGAAACTTTATTAGTACCTGAAGTTAGCCAAGAACTATCTCCTAAATTTGTGTGTGTGTTTAAATTTGTGCTTTGTGTCTCTAATAAAAGTGATGGCTTTGTGTTTACTAAACCTCCCTCTATTTCATAATTTAATCTTGCTCTGTCGCCATTAATTTGTTTTACACTTACATTGTCAACTATAACGCTTCCTATTGTGCTACCTGATAATGTTTGTATTAATATTCTATTATCTGTACCATTTGATACACCTGAGAAAGTATGCGTTCCTGTAGCAGATGCTTGTCCTATTTCATTGTAACCACCTGAACCACCACCTAACAATATTTTTAAACCACCTGCGCTAATCACAGCATCTAAAACAACTTTAAATGTGTTTCCTACTGATGTAACACCACCTTGATATAAATTAAGACCTGAACTTGCTAAAGTATTTATAGCTTTACCATTTTCTATTTTCCATCCATCTTTTGACCAATTTGTGTCAGCATCAAAACCACCATTAGTAACTAACTCACTACCATAATAACCTACTCTTTCTATTAAACCCTCACTATTCACACGAGTAGCATCCGAATCTCTGTTAAAGTCGAAATCAGCATCCGTTGAGTTAGGAAATACAGAATGTACTTTGCCTGAACTAACTGCTGAGGGAATCATAAATAAACTTGGTATATCCATATCTTATAAATTATCTATTACTTTTTTAACTTCGTTTA